AGTCGCACGGTTAGAGTGAGTATGCCTACCACAGGCGGTACAGCGGCATACACGGCTAACGTAACCCCAATTTTTATTCAAGGCTCTACAAATCCCAACATCAATGGTTGGTGGTTAGTAAATGCCGTGAGTGCTGGTAGCTATGTCGAGTTTTTAATTGATGCAAATGCTACAGCAACGACTAACACATATAACCCCGGTAAGACGTATGTGTACCCCGGTTATTTTTACAGTAATTGTGGTTTTCGTGTTGGTGCAAACTGCATTACTGCAAGCGCAACTACAACTCCACTCTGCACAACCACTTATGCTCATGGTTTGAATGTTGGCGACTATGTTTACATGACTGGTTTTGCTGGCGATGTAAACGTAAACGGTGCATGGATTGTTGCTACAACCCCAACTGCCAGTACATTTACATTTACCACTGCGGTTGCAGTAACCAGCCCAACAAACAGTGCAGGTCAATTAAACGTATACATGCGACCTGCTGGGTGGGTTGAGTCACGTCCATATGATGGCGGTGTAGCTTTCTCTGCTGGTGGCACAATTACCAATCAACAGTTGATTCGTCAAACTCGACGTTATTTCCGTTACCAGTCTGGTAAAGGCATTCAATTCTCTACTGGATCTTCACTTCAACCAACATTGTTCCAAGCTGTTTTGACGGCATCTGGAACTACTGTAACGGTAACAACTTCTGCCCCCCATAACTTGGCTGTTGGTACAACAATCCAAGTCTCTGGTGCAACTCCCACTCAATACAATGGCACATTTACAATTTTGAGCGGTGGTTTTTCAAAGACTACATTTACATACCAAACTACTGCACTCAACACGCCACCCTCAACACCTGCAATTGGCAATTCAATTCGAGTAAATCCAATAATTTGGTATGGCGCTCAAAACTCAGTTGGTATTTTTGATCAGCAGAACGGAATTTTCTTCCAATATGATGGTCAACAATTGTACGCAGTGGTTCGTACGTCAACTATCCAAACTACTGGTTATGTTCAAGTAACACAAGGCAATGCAACGGTTACTGGTGTTGGAACTAATTTCACCACTGCATTTACCCCCGGTCAATTTGCCGTAATTCGCGGTCAGTCATACCGAGTTATTGCTATTGCAAGCGACACATCATTGACTATTGCACCTGAGTATCGTGGTAATTCATACGATTCAACTAACTCGCCAAACGGTGGTTACATAATGTCTATTACAACAGACACAAAGTATGCACGTTCGACTTGGTTTGATCCTATGGATGGAACTGGCCCATCGGGTTACAACCTTGATTTGAGCCGTATGCAAATGTTCTACATCGACTACTCATGGTACGGTGCTGGATCAATTCGTTGGGGATTCCGTGGCAAAGACGGTGCAGTGACATACTGCCAACAAGTCCAAAATAACAACGTACAGTATGAAGCTTTCATGCGTTCTGGTAATTTGCCAGCGCATTATGAGTCTTCTGGTTTGACACCAACTACTTATTTGACAGCTTCAATTACTACGGCTGACACCACAATTCCTGTGGCTGACACAAGTTTGTTCAATACAAGTGGTACTGCAAAAATTACTGGAAGCGGCGCGGCTGGTGTTGTTGAGTACGTTACCTACACAGGTAAAACTTCAACATCATTGACTGGATGCACTCGTGGTGCAACTGGTGGTTCAGCGGCTACAGCATTTACTTACAGCGCAACAGCGTTTGTAACTGTTGAATATGCCACTCAAGACTCTGTACCGTCAATCTCACATTGGGGGTCATCTGTCATTATGGACGGTCAGTTCAATGACGATAAGTCGCTGATTTTTAACTACGGCATGACTACGCCTTTGACAGTGTCCGCTGCTGGTTCTTACGCTTTAATGGCAATTCGTATTGCGCCATCAGTGGATAACGGTACAACTGATACCCTTGGCTTGAAAGAAACCATCAACCGTATGCAGTTGCAACTTGATTCAGTTTCAATCATTGCTTCAACACAAAATGTTTTGATCAACTTAATTTTAAATGGTCGCCTTGCTAATGCATTTTCTGGAACGGGAGCAGTTGCATCATTTGTTTCACCTCAACAGCTTGCTAATGGATTTACCTCTTCTTTGGCGCAAATTGCTGTAAATGGGGCAACAGGAACTAATGCAACCATTACGGGTGGCGAATCACTGGCGGCGTTTTACGTTCCAATTGGCATCAACACTTTGGACTTGGGTGGCGTGCGCGATTTGGGCAATTCAATTTTGGGTGGTGGTGTGAATAACACTGTGCCAACAACTCAAGCTGGCTTGTACCCAGATGGCCCCGATGTGCTGTACGTTGTTGCAACCACAACTGGTGGAGCAACTATTCAGGCTCGTTTGTCTTGGAAAGAAGCGCAGGCTTAATATGCCAAGCAAGTCACCCGCTCAACACAGGCTCATGGAAGCCGCCGCTCACACCAAAGGTGGAGTTGGTGGCGTTCCTCAAAAAGTCGGCAAGGAATTTGTTGAAGCAGATGAAGGTAAAAAATTCAAGGGAGGCGGTTCCGCCAAACAAGCGGCTACTGCAATTGCAATGAAAGAGCACGGAATAAAACCAAAGAAAATGGCAGATGGCGGACACCCCGGTTTATATGCCAACATAAATGCAAAGAAAAAAAGGATAGAACATGAAAAAGCTCAAGGACTTCCTGTTGAACACATGCGAAAAGTTGGTAGCAAAGGCGCTCCAACTAAAGACGCTTTTGTCCAATCGGCTAAAACAGCCAAAATGAAAACTGGTGGATCAACAAAAAAAACTTGTTGGTAACTATGGCTAAAAATACATCTCTAGCTGTTGGTCGAGGTGAAAAGCTTCCAACCTCAAAAGGTGCTGGCTTGACCAAAAAAGGTCGAGAGAAGTACAACCGAGAGAATGGTAGTCATCTGAAGGCACCACAGCCCCAAGGCGGTTCGCGTAAGGATTCATTTTGCGCGAGAATGAGCGGCGTTGTAGAGCATTCCAAGGGTGACGCACCAAGAGCCAAAGCATCTTTAAAACGCTGGAATTGCCCCGGCTGGTAAAGGAAAAATTATGATGTTGAAATCAAGTCTAGCGCAGCAACAAAGAGCCAAAGAAGCTGTAGGACGCATGCTTGAAGGCAAATACGATAAGTCTCCTACTCGCGAAGAAACTGAGGCTCGTATGTTGGCTCGTCGCAAAGAGCAGGAAGAAGATCAGGTCAAAAAAGATGCACCCAATATTGCCGAGCTTGAAAGACAGCATGGCGAGATGAAATCACGCTATGAAAAGTTGGGCGGTGCACGTCACCAACGTGCAGATCGTGAGCAGAACATGTCTGCTAGTGAGCGCGAGGCTCGTGGAATGGAAGGCGGCATGAGAGGCTTGAGCAACAGAATAGACACTGTACGCAAGGCTGGATACAAGCAAGGCGGCAAAATCAATCTTAAGGATTGTGTTGTAAATACTGCTGAACACAAAAATTCAAAGCACAACAAATTCTGAGGTAACACATGGCTTACAGCGGTACTGTCGGACAAACTGTAGTCACTGTACAGAACTTCATTGATCAAGGTGCTCGCTTGGCGGGTAAGCTTGCGGAAGAACTTACCGTTGAACAAGTGCAAGCGTCCAAGCAGGCGCTTTTTTTCGTTCTCAGCAATTTGATTAACCAAGGGATCAACTATTGGGCAATCAATCAGCAGGTATACGGCCTGCAGCCCAATCAATTTGAGTATCTGCTACCTGTGGGTGGGGTGGACGTTTTAAACGCCTTGTACCGCACTATGACACGTCCTAGCGGGTCTTATTCAAGCAGTGCAGGCGGTGTAGTTGCCAACATCTATGACGGCGACACATCCACCTACTGCCAGCAAACAAGTGCAAATGGCAATTTTGTTGTAAGTTATGGTACGAGCAATACCCAATATATTGGGTCAATTGGCATCATGCCCTATGTCGCCAGCGGTGGTTCAGCAACTTGGAATTACTACCTGCAAAGCTCGACCGATGGCACCACATGGACAACTTTGTACACAGGCACCGATGTTGCCGTAACAGATGGTCAGTGGATCTTTCAGAACATCGACCCCGGTGCCAATGTCGCCTATTACCGCATCCAAGCTTATGGCGGAACAACACTTGCGCTATATGAATTCTATTTAGGTACAAACAGTACAGAAATTACTATGGCACGTTTAAACCGTGACGATTACACCAACTTGCCAAACAAGAATTTCACAGCTAATCAGCCGTATCAGTTTTGGTTCAACCGCACAATACCTCAGCCAAAAATCACTTTATGGCCTACCCCATCAAACGCATTTGTGCAGATGGTGGTGTGGTACTCGCGCCAGCTTGATGACGTTGGCGCATTGAATGGTCAACTAGAAATTCCACAGCGATGGAACCAATGCATCCAATATTTGCTGGCTCATGAAATGAGCTTGATTATGCCATCGGTAGAGCTTACGCGAATTCAATACTTAGATGGTCTAGCACAAAAATACTTCATCATGGCTGAGAATGAAGAACGTGATAAGTCGCCAATTTATTTCAGCCCAAACATTTCTGTTTATACCAAGTAATCATGCCAAGATTCCTTGATACCACTGGCAACGCAATAATTGCAATCTTCATCTGCGATAGGTGCAAGATGAAAAGGGCAATTATTGAGGCACAGCCTGACCCTAATTTTCCCGGTCTTAAAGTGTGCCAGCAGGGGTGCGCAGATCAGAAAGACCCATACCGCCTACCCGCTAGACAAACTGAGCGAATTGCGCTCCAATTTCCTCGTCCCGATGTCAGTGTTGCCACTGATGATAGTGGGCTGGTATTGACTCCAAATGGGACAAATATCCCCGGTGGAAACCCAAGCCAGACCTATATCAGCACACAGAATGGAAGTTCTGTGCCTCAGCAAAATGGCAACATAGACATCATCTCTCCAGCACCACCTACACCAACGAGCCAATAATATGAGCGGACAAGTAACGATACTTCAACTACCAACCGCTTCTGCTCTTACAGGAACAGAGGCAGTACCTGTTGTCCAAAATGGGGTGACAGTTCAAACCACTACAGGCGCTGTTGCTGGTGCCGGTGCATTGAACTATCCACTTGTCACAATTGGATCAACATCAGGTCTGACAACAGCACGTCAACTACTTACAACCACTGGGCTGTCTTTGACCGACTTAGGAGCAGGTGGTTCAGTCACGATTAACATGACTGGATCAGCATCAAGTCTTAATGCGGCAAGCACAGGATTTATCGTCAAGGATAGCGCCAGTACGGTCACAAGCCGCTCATTTGCGGTTGGCTCAGGTATGACTCTATCCAATGCTGATGGACTCTCTGGCAATCCTACCTTTGGTTTAAGCACCATTTTGCAAAACCTTGCCAGCACCTTATCAGCAGGCATGATTAGTCTCAATGGCACAACCATTACTGCAAACACATTACAAGGTGTTTCAGGTCAAATCAATGTTACAAATGGTAATGGTGTGGGTGGAGCACCAACATTTGGACTTGAAACAACAACGGTGACTGCTGGTTCTTACACATTACCTACATTGACTTTGGATGCTTATGGACGTGCCACATCGGCCTCTAACGCATCGACCACTGGTACTGGGAATGTGGTCTTAGCAACAAGCCCAACTTTAACGGGCATACCACTGGCACCAACTGCGGCATTAAATACAAATACCACTCAGTTAGCAACAACGGCATTTGTTCTTCAGCAAGTTAGTGCTTCGGGTGGTGGTACGGTAACAAATGTGTCGGTTGCCTCTGCAAATGGTTTTGCGGGAACCGTTACCAATCCAACAAGTACTCCGGCAATTACTTTGTCAACAAGTATTACAGGATTGTTGAAAGGCAATGGTACGGCTATCAGTGCGGCAACATCTGGAACTGACTATGCACCTGCTACTAGTGGGACTAGTATTTTGTATGGAAATGGCTCTGGTGGCTTCAGCAATGTAACCATTGGAAGTGGTCTTACATTTTCAACTGGCACATTGTCGGCAAGTGGTGGTGGCACAGTCACATCCGTTGGATGGACAGGTGGCATCGTATCAGTTGCAAACCCAACCACAACACCAGCATTTACGATTGCTGGGACTTCGGGTGGCATTCCTTACTTTTCAAGCGGAACCACATGGGCATCTAGTGCGGCACTAGCGGCAAACGCAATTGTGATTGGCGGTGGTGCAGGTACCGCTCCAGCCACGACAACTACTGGCACAGGTGTTTTGACAGCATTGGGCAATACAACCAATGCGGCAAGTGGCATTGTTGTCAAGGATGCCAACAGCAACATCACTACAAATTCAATTTTTGAAGGATATTCAAGTGTTGTTGCCGCAGGTACAACCATTACGCTTACAGCGTCCTCGGTGCCAAATTATGTGGTTACTGGATCTGGTGGTCAGACATTCCAATTACCTGATGCGACTACACTGCCCAATGGAACTAATTTTACATTCAACAATAATCAAAGCAGTGGCGCAATAACTGTTAATAATAATTCAGCAACACTTATTGTTTCTGTGCCCTCTGGAAGCTTTGTTGATGTAAGCCTGATTTCAAATGCAACTGCGGCAGGTTCATGGGACTACCATGCTGGCATTCCTTCTGGCACCTCATGGTCTACCAACACCCTCTCCACAGGGTCGGCAATTGTTTCAAGCCAGACTGTTCAAGGCACAAGATTAATTTCAACAATTGCCACAGGCACAGCGCCTTTGACAGTTGCAAGTACTACTGCGGTTGCCAACTTAACAGCATCAAACTTGGCATTAGCAGCAGGTACTGGAGCAACAAATTATTTGACGTTTTCAGCAACAGCAACAGGCAATCAGCCGTTAACAACAAACACCCTTCTCACTTACAATTACACCAACAATGCCCTCACAGCGGGTATTTCTGGTGGCGCTTTTTAAGGAAACATCATGGCACAAAGTGGATATACACCAATTCTGATTTATGGAAGCGGCACGGCTTCAGCGGTTCCTCTTGCCGCCAACATGACAAGCAGTGCGTCAGGCGCAGAATTGGCGCTCAACTATAACGACGGAAAGCTTTATTACAAAAATAGCTCTGGTGTCGTTACCTTACTGGCAACTGCTGGCGGAAGCGCTACCAAGGGCCAAGCAATAGCCTTCTCAATAATTTTCGGTTTATAAGGAACCATCATGGCAAATCCAAATATTGTCAACGTAACGTCCATTCTTGGCACGACAACGTATTACACCCCAACTGGCACAACTGCTGTTGTGTTGTTGGCTAACGCCGCCGCATCTGGTCTGGTCTATAAGATTAACCAGATTGTTGCGGCTAACGTGAGTGGTTCTGCTGCTGCCAATGCCACGGTTGCAATCTATACTAACGGCGCTGTGGCTCAAGGCTCTGCTCCATCAAGTGGTACGGCATACCCAATCGTTAGCGCGGTTTCTGTCCCTACTAACGCCTCGTTGATTGTCACCGATAAGACTACAGCCATCTATTTGATGGAGGGCACAAGTATCTCGATTACATCAGGTACAGCCAGCGCTATTACCTACACGATAAGTTACGAAGTAATTTCATAATCGGAGCATTACATGAGCCGACGCTACAAAGGCGCAATAATTAGCGCAACCCCACCAACTACGTCTACAACATCGGCGTCTGGAGAGTGGACTTTGCAGTCTCAGGCTCAGGCTCAAGGCGCGGGCACATGGCCTTTTGGTGGACCGTTTAACTACATTGAAAATGTGTTTAGCACGTATCTTTATACAGGTAACGATACTACAAATAACATTGTCAATGGCATTGACCTGTCCACCTATGGTGGCTTAGTTTGGATAAAAGCACGCTCCAATGCGTTTGGGCATAATTTGTACGACACTGCCCGTACTAGAAGTTATAAACTTAGTTCAAATTCAACTGCTGCACAAACTGGCCCTTCTGGAGTGTCTAATGATTTAACATCTTTTAACACTACTGGTTTTTCTCTTGGTGTTGAGCAATACTCAAACACTAACCTATCTCCCAATACGTACGCCTCATGGACATTCCGCAAGCAGCCTAAGTTCTTTGATGTGGTGACTTATACGGGGGATGGGGTACTAAGTCACGAAGTCCCGCACAATTTGCAAAGCGTCCCTGGTTGCATTATTTGGAAACGCACAGATTCAACAAGTGATTGGGGTGTATGGCACATTGCAAGCGGAATTACAACCAGTAAAACGGGTGGTAGTTTAAATGCAACAAATGCCTTTCTTTACACACTTAACGCAACAACCTACCAATCAGCTACAACTTTTCAGCCAGCATGGGTAAATGATGCCGCAGGTAATAATGGAAACATCAATGGCGCAACCTACGTAGCCTACCTATTCGCCCACAACGCAGGCGGCTTTGGTCTGACTAATTCAGACAATGTGATTTCGTGTGGGTCTTATACGGGTACAGGAGCAGTAGGGCTTGCCGTTACGTTGGGTTATGAACCGCAATGGGTGATGGTTAAAGCATCAAGCACCACTGGTTCTTGGTATTTATTCGACAATATGCGTGGCATGACGGCAAATTCAGGAGCAAACACAAATACTTTAAATGCAAACACGTCTAACGCAGAAACAGCAAATTCTGATGGAATAGCCCCAAGTGCAACTGGCTTTACTTTGACAAGTACAAGTACCGTGCTTAATGGTTCTGGCTCAACCTACATCTACATAGCCATCCGCAGAGGCCCGATGAAAGTGCCTACGGATGCGACTACGGTGTTTAGTCCTATTGCTCGTACTGGTACTAGTGCAAACGCAGTTATTACAACTCCTAATTTTGTTGTAGATTCAACTTGGATTCAACAGCGCCAAAGTGGATGGCAAGCGTCTAAGTTTTTTGACCGTTTGCGCGGCGCTACTAACTTGTTGTATTCAAATACAACCAGCGCCGAAGTTTCAGACGCGTATACCTTAACTTCTTTTGCAAGCAATGTTGGTTTTAGTTTAGGTAGCGACGTAAACAATTACTCTGTTAATACAAGCCCAAATACATACATCAACTATGCTTTTCAACGCGCCCCCAGCTTCTTTGATGAGGTTTGCTATACGGGGACTGGAACAACACCGCAAAACGTTAATCACAATTTAGGCGTAGTACCTGAGTTGATTTTCTTTAAATCAAGGTCTGTTGTTGGAAACTGGCAAGTATTCAGCCAAATGACTTCTTCGGGAGTAAACAGGTCGTATTTAAATTTGACTAATGCGGCTGGCGCGTATTTGTGGACTGATGGAATAGGTTTAAGTAGTCAACCAACCAGCACTTTGATGGCTATGGATAATAGTAGTGCAAATATTCACACATCTGGAGTTACTTACGTTTCCTATTTGTTTGCAACTTGCGCTGGTGTGAGCAAAGTCGGCAGTTATAGCGGTACAGGTGCAACCCAAACAATAGCGTGTGGCTTCACTGGTGGTGCTCGGTTTGTTCTTGTTAAGCGCACAGACACAACAGGCGATTGGTATGTGTGGGACACTGCTCGTGGAATGGTAAGCGGTACAGACCCATCATTGTTGTTGAACTCTACCGCCGCTGAAGTTAACGCTAACAGCATCTACACAACCACAGGCGGATTCCAGATTGTCAGTACGGCGGCAGGAATTAACGCCTCTGGCGGCAGCTACATTTTCCTCGCCATTGCATAAGGACAACACATGAGTGCCAAGTACCCCGGCGGGATTATTACGAAGAATTACGTAGCGCCTACACCATCGTCAGCGCCGGGTATCTGGACGCTTGACCAACAAGAACAAGCGCAGCAAGCTGGCATCTGGCCCTTTGGCGGTCCGTTTAATTACATTGAAGATGTTTTCTCGACGTATCTCTATACGGGTAATGGTTCTACACAGACAATTACCAATGGGATTGACTTGTCTACAAAGGGTGGGTTGGTTTGGATTCGCAGAAGAGGTTCTGCTACAGACCACCATTTGGAAGACACTGTTCGTGGTGCAACTAAATACCTGATAAGCAATACGACTGGTGCAGAACAAACAAACGCAAATGCCATAACCGCATTCAACAGTACTGGGTTCTCGCTAGGCTCATACGCAGATGTGAACAGTAACACTGGAAGTTTTGTCTCATGGACATTTCGCAAACAAACAAAGTTCTTTGATGTTGTGACATACAGTGGAAATGGACTCAGTACTCAGGCTGTTTCGCATTCTCTTGACTCCGTCCCCGGTTGTGTGCTTATTAAACGTACAGATTCCGCAGGTACAAGCTGGTATGTTTGGCATAGAAGCCTGACTAATGGTGATTATTTAATTTTAGATGGAACTAATTCCGCCACAGCCGGGTCTCCTAGTGTTTGGCCCTTAAGCCCAGCCACAAGTTCAACATTTACTGTTGGTCAAGCCTCTGGGGTAAATGTTGTAGGTGGCACTTATGTCATGTATTTATTTGCCCACAACGCCGGTGGCTTTGGCCTGACGAATGCGGACAATGTGATTAGCTGTGGGTCTTATACAGGCAATGGATCAACTGTCGGCCCAACTGTTACGCTTGGGTATGAACCACAATTTGTTATGGTTAAGAATTCAAGCAATACAGCTAACTGGGTAATGTTAGACAATATGCGTGGGATGCCAGACCCAGCAGTTAGTAATGATGCTCTGATTTATGCAAACACTTCCGGAGCAGAAATATCAAATAATTGGATGGGTATTACTGCAACAGGTTTCTATCCATACGGCGCTAATGCTACCGTCAACGCATCTGCTAATAACTACATCTACATAGCCATCCGCAGAGGCCCGATGAAAGTGCCTACGGATGCGACTAAGGTGTTTACACCAACAAAAGCCACCTTTAGCGGAACGACAGTAACTGATACTGGTTATGTGGTTGATATGGCAATTAATAAAAATGGTACTGCCACAACAGGTAATAACTTTGTTTTTGATAGGCTTCGAGGCTCAAACAACAGTACAGAACAACAAACAATTTCTACAAACACTACTTCTGCTGAAGTAGCATCTTCTGGTCGTGTGGCTTTGACTGGAACAACAACCATTCAGAATGGTTTTCTTGAACAAAATACAGTTGCCAACAACATCGTTTGGTCATTTGGTCGCGCCCCTAGCTTCTTTGATGAGGTTTGCTATACGGGTACGGGAAGTGCAACTACGTTTAGCCATAATTTAGGCGTTGCTCCTGAGTTAGTAATTGTAAAAAAACGTAGTGCAGCATCAACTACAGGATGGCTTATTGGCGCTAGTACGCTTGGTTATGCAAATAAATTATATTTAAACTTAACCAATGCAAGTGCCGCTGATTCAACTGCATGGAATTCAACAGCACCAACATCAACAGTATTTAGTGTAGGAACAAATACTGATTCAAACGCTTCAGCAGCAACTTTTGTGGCTTACTTGTTTGCCACTTGTGCTGGCGTAAGCAAAGTAGGAACTTACACAGGCAATGGAACAACTCAAACCATCGACTGTGGCTTTGGTGCTGGTGGCGCTAGGTTTGTTCTTATCAAACGTACAGACAGCACTGGTGATTGGTACGTCTACGACACAGCCCGTGGTATGACTACATTGACAGACCCATATTTGCTTTTAAACAGCACAGCGGCTGAAGTAGCAACCCTTGGCTCAGTGACCACAGTATCAACAGGCTTTGCACTGAATTCAACCATTCTTGCGGCTATCAACGTCAGTGCCGGCACTTATATCTTTCTCGCAATCGCTTAAAGGAGCAAATCATGGAAATTCGTATGCGTAACACTGGTCAATTGATGACATCAGATGAATTCAACCGAGTTGTCTGCACATTGCCAATCACACCAGATGTTTTAAATCAACACAACGCCGACCCAGTTTTGGAAGGTCCATACCCATCAGCCGGACGCTACCAGATCGTGGTGCGTGATGGCGTGACTAACGTCGATGGTCAGTGGTTCACCTTCTACAAACTGGTTGATCTTGACGCAGATGGTATCGCTGCTAAAGATGTGGAACAAGCTAAGAGCATCCGCCAAACCCGTGATGAAAAATTAAAGGCGTTGGACTGGACTCAAGGCAAAGACATAGCTGAATCAGTTAGTGGCCCTGCTGCCACCCTGCGCCAAGCCTTGCGCGATGTACCTACGCAAGCTGGCTTCCCTTGGGACATTACTTGGCCTGATGCACCATAGGAGCTGTAAATTGATCCGATCAGCATCCTCTTTGCAGCTAACGCTTGCGTTGCCGCTATTAAGCAAGGATGCAAACTTTATAAAGACGCTAAAACGTCTTTCATGGAGATCAAAAAGACTGTTGATGAGGTTGTCTCAGATGTCAAAGCAGTCAGAGGATTCTGGGCAAAGCTCTTCGGAACGCCCGCCTCAAGCCCCAAGCCTGTGGCGAAAAAGAAGGAAGCCTACGTTGCCGTTGACGAAACCCAAGTCATGGCAGACATCGTTACCCAGCTTTCAACGTTCTTTAAGTTGCAGGAACAGCTTGCTGACCACATAAGGGAAGAGGAAGAGAAGAGCAAGAATGTCTACGACCCTGATGCTAACCTAATGGAAGCCGCCCTGAAGCGGGTAATGGCTCAAGACCAGATGGCTGCGTTGGAGGTGGAGATCAGAGAGGCAATGGTGTACGGCGCTCCTAAAGAGATGGGGGCTTTGTATAGCAAAGTTTTTGATATGCGCGATGTCATTAAAGTAGAGCAGGACAAGGCAAGGAAGAAACGGGATGATGAGTCATGGCAACGCAAAGAGGAGGAGCGGCTCCTAAAAGAAAGGCAGGCGTATCTGCTGGCGACTTTCCTATTCCTCCTATATATGTGGTTGCTCCTCGGCCTCTTGCACAGGATTGGGAGATAGTTGTGGGCTGGATTGCTGCTTGTGTTCTTGCTGTGTTACTGCTTCCGCTCCTTGGGATGTTGTACATGGACGTGCAGCAAACAAAGCACGAGGCCAAACAGCAGATAGAAAAAATGGAAAAAGTACGCAAAGAAGTTGAAAAGGAAAGGAAGAGCCAGAATGAGTGAAGAAAAAATACAAGCAATGGAAAGCAAGGGCGCGTTGATTGAGAAAATCACGTTTGCTTTGTTGCCTTTATTGTTTTCTTGCGTTGTCTACCTTATGTCTGCGCTGTCCAATCTAGCCCATGAGGTGACCATCCTTAACAGCAAAATTAGTTTAGTGGTGACTTCAGACAATAAGCAAGCCAGCAATACAGGCGCTGAGTTGGCTAGGGAAAAGTTACGCCAAGACCTTGAGAAAGAGATTCAGCGCAATCGAGACCAGATTGCTGAGAACCGAATGCACATTGCCATCTTGGAAGAAAAAGTGGTGGTAAACAAACCTATAAAAACTCTGACAGGAAAGGACTAACATGATCCCAATAGTCGCATCCCTCCTAGGTAGCCTAGCCCAAAACGGGTTAACACTACTCTCTAGTGCCATCCAAGCCAAGGGCAAAGAGGTGGTAGAGAACACGTTGGGCGTAAAGATCCCCGACAACCCGACCGCAGAAGACGTTAGCAA